CAATTGTCGCATGGTGTTGAACTGTACACGAAGCAATCGACTTTGTGCATCAAGAGTATAAGGTTTTAACTGTACAATAACGCCATTGGATAGTGTAACTGTGCCCAATGATTCTGGAATTGCCTTTGAGGTACTCAATACACTGCCCAAGCCCACTGTTACACGTTGACTCTTGCCGCCACTTTCTTTGCAACCATGAGCAACATCCATTTCCATGTCATCACCATAACTGGTCATGCGCATTGCAACCAAAATAGCATCAATGTCTGGAGCTGGGATTTCACTTACGTCTTTGATGTCGGGGCAAACAGAAGCAATAACTTGCTTTAGTGCTTCGCCGTTTAACAGTGCATCTGGGTTTTTAAGAGCCAACTCATCCTGGGCAGTCATAGGGTACACTGCAAGTTCATTGGTGTCGCTTAACTTTGGAGTCAGCTTGTAAAAACGTCCACCACTGGGCAGTTCAATGTAAGTGCCAGGCTTTCGGTAATATTGGGCCAATGGGTTTGCTGGTGGCGCATTGAACGGCTTTTTTAGTGGGTTTGAGTTATCCATGTAGTTAATCCTTAACGGTAAATAGGTGTAATAGAACCTATGTCATAAATGTATTTATGTGTAGTTTTAAAGGCTAAAGGACCAAATTTATCCAAATGGAAGATCAAGAATTAATACGAGCAATTGAAAGACTAACTGATAAACTAGACAGTGTAGCTGGTTCAGTTGGTCGCGGCTCTGCTAGCGGAACTTCAAAAAATAGCCAAGTCCCTCGAGCCAAAGCTGCATCACTAGAACAAAAAGCACAAAAAGCAAACCGCGAAGAAATTGACAAAGCAACAAAATCAATTCGAGCTCAACGTGTACAAACTGACGCTGAAATCAAAGCATCCAAGGATGCAGTATCTGCACAAGAAGACTTAACAAAAGAACAAAAAGAAGCAAAACGTGCTCAAGAAAAAACCACAGAAGCGTTTAAAGGATTTGGGAAAAGTTTAATTGGAGAAAACGCAAATTTAAGCAGCGCGTTCGCTGGCCTAAGTAATAGCATAGAATCCACAGGCACAACATTTGGTCGAGTTGCTGGCGGTATTGCATTTGGTGTTGGCACCATGCTGGGTAACTTGCAAGAGTTTGCTAAGAATGCAGGGGACATGGGTGCGTTTGCTGACCTAAACAAGTTTGGTGTGGGCTCAGTTACGCAAATGAAAATACTAAGCGGTCTTGGTGGTTCATTTATCAAAGTAATCGAAGAAAGCCAAGGTGGCTTCAAAGCCTTTGGATCAAGTAGCCAAGAAGCCGCAGAAAATCTAAGCAATCTAAGTCGCGGTTTAAAGTACGGCAGTTTTTATCTTAACTCAACATTGCGTGATGCATTAGGCACCGATTTAGTTAAGAGTGTTAACCGTGCTAGTAATGCAGCCGCTGCAATGGGAATGAGCGACGAAGAACGGGCCAAGCTCATGGGATCTATTGCACAATCAAGTTCTTTGGCTGCAAAAAATGAACAAGATGCACAGCAACGACTGGTAAAGCAGTACGCCGATACTCTAGACAACACACGTAAATTAAGCAGTGCTTTTGGTGTAGGAACCAAAGAAATTCTCGCTGCAATGGCTGAATTTAGGAAAACAACAGCTGGCACGTATGCCAGCTTAGAAGGCAATGCCGCAGCACAAAACTTAGTACCGTTAATCAAGTCAATGGGTATTGAAAGTGATCCAGAAAAGATTTCTAAGATTGCATTGGCATTGAGTCGCGGCGAAATGGGTCAAGCGGCAGCAAATGTTTCTAATGCGTCAGCAATGCCAATTTTGGAAATGCTTAACCAAGCTGTACAACAAGGTGGTGCAGGTGGCGAAAACGTTGATGCTATTAACAAAAACTTAAAAGGCATGACTGGTGAAATGAAGCAGTTCAGTGAAGCACGTTCTCAGTATGCTACAACTGCTTCTGAGTATGCTGCACCTGGCGCTGCTCTTGGTGTATTTGCAAAACGATTGGAAACAGGCGGCAAAGATGAAGGCAAAGAAGCACCGCGTATTTCAGAAACAGACAATATCAGGAGCATGAACGATCTAACTGCGGCACTTGAAAGTTTGCGAAGCGCAATACTAGGAATCAGCATTGGTATTACTGCACTGGTTGGTAGTTTAGGCGCATTGGCTGTTGCAGGCGGCATTGGAGGGTTAATGTCTGGCAAAGGCGCCAGCGGCGCCTTGGGCAGTATCAAAGATTGGTTTGCTAATAGAAAAAGCGCAGGTTCAGCAGCCGGCGGCGCGATTGCAGAATCAGCGTCAAACATCAGTGGCAGTGGATCAATGGGCAAAACATTAAAAGAACTTGGCAGCGGTGCCGGCAAAGGCATTAAAGATCTTGTTACAGGAATTGGTGCCGGTGTAGGTAAAGGTATCGAGTTAATACTTCGTGGACTTGCTGCTGGTATTGCTGCATTTGCAAACCCGGCGGTGTTAGTTGGTGCAACCATATTAAGTGCATCAATTGCTATTATTGGTGCAGGTGTCGCCGCAGCAACCTGGATGACAGGTAAAGCACTTGATAGTTTTGGCAATTCACTAAAAGTATTTGGTAACATCAACGGGGATAACTTGGTTTCAATCGGCGGCGGTTTAGCTGCAATAGGTGCCGGAGCAGTGGTATTTGCTGCTGGCATGGTTGCTGCCACTGCAACAAGTTTGATAACAGGATTAGTGAGCTTGTTTGGAGCCAAAAGCCCAATTGAACGCATCTTAGAACTTGTACCAGTTGCTGATAAGATCAGCATGATTGGCGAAGGAATGTTCAAATTTGGATCAAGTATTGGCTTGATAAATGACAACCTGCGAGCACTAGACTTGGACGCACTGGCCAACTTTAAAAATGCATTGGTTGAAATAAGCAACATTGACATGCCAAGTTTGGACGGACTTTCAATCCCACAAATATCAACAGACAGTATGATAGGAGCAACGCAACCTGCTAACGGATTGTCAAATATACTAAACGGTAATTCGGCAGTAACACCAGAAGTAATTGGCCAGCTTATGTCGTATTTGGCAAGCATTGAAAACGATTTGGCAGCGATTCGCGGAAACACAAAGCAAACCGGATATGAAGGTCCGGTCAGACTTGCGTAAAAATTAAGGTAAGTAATACACTATGAGCGGTTGGAGAAAACACTTTAAAATTTGGGATCCGGAAGTTGAAAAGACTTCTGCGGGCCAACGCGGCGGAGCATCAGCAACGTCGGCTAAGTTTGCTTCTTGGTTACAAGAAGTTTATACTGGGCAACCAAACCGTACGGACCGTTATGTCCAGTACGATCAAATGGATATTGACAGCGAAGTTAATGCAGCATTAGATACTATTGCCGAATTCTGCACACAAGCAGACATTGACTCTAACTTGCCATTCCGCATCATGTGGAAAGAAACTCCAACTGATAGCGAAAGCAAAGTAGTCAACGAAGCACTTAAAAAGTGGTGTGCCATTAACAAAATGGATCAGCGAGTTTTTCGCATGTTTCGCTCTGCTATCAAATATGGCGATCACTTCTTCTTGCGTGACCCAGAAACATTTGAACTGTATTGGGTAAATCCAGTTGACGTCAAACGGGCTGTTATCAATGAAGCCGAAGGACGTGCAATCGAGCAGTATGTTATTGCCAACATCCACCCCAACATGGCAGCAAAGGTTGCAACACAACCCATTGACAACGTGCAAACATTACCAGGCGCCGCAGTTACAAATGCTGCCGGTCCATTCTCTCAATCCAGTAATTATTCAAAGCCCGGGCAGCAAGGCGGCGAAGTTGCAATTGATGCCAACAATATTATTCATATCAGCTTGAACGAAGGGTTAGACTCAAGCTGGCCATTTGGCCCAAGTATTCTTGACAGTGTGTTTAAAGTGTACAAGCAGAAAGAAATGCTTGAAGATGCTGTTATTATCTATCGCGTACAACGTGCCCCAGAGCGCAGAGTATTTTACATTGACACAGGCAACTTGCCAGCACACCAGGCCATGGCATTTGTTGAACGTGTTAAGAACGAAATTCATCAACGACGTATTCCAACTCGCGCAGGCGGCTCAAATGCAGTCGATGCCAGCTACAACCCATTGAGCATTATGGAAGACTTCTTCTTTGCTCAAACAGCAGACGGTCGCGGTTCCAAAGTTGAAACCTTACCTGGCGGACAAGGGCTAGGAGAAATTGACGACTTAAAGTATTTTACAAACAAGATGCTTCGTGGCCTACGTATTCCCAGCAGCTACTTGCCAACAGGACCAGATGATAGTGCTGCTCAATTTACAGATGGCCGCATGGGTACAGCACTAATTCAAGAGTTCCGTTTCAATCGTTATTGTCGCAGACTACAAGGTTTAATTGCCCCTATGCTTGACAAAGAGTTTAAAGTCTTTATGAAGCAACGTGGTATTAACATTGACAGTTCTGAGTTTGATATTGACTTCTTAGAACCACAAAACTTCTCAGACTACCGTGAAATTGAAATCAACAATGCACGTTCAGCAGTGTTTACCCAGCTATCTGAAATCCCATACCTGGCACATCGTTTCAAATTAAAGAAATTCTTGGGTCTAACCGAAGATGAAATCTTAGAAAACGAACGCATGTGGAAAGAAGAAAACACTGGAGCTGATGCAATGGCAACCAGCGGCGACGAAGCAGCAGGATTTGGCTCAACTGGCCTCAAAGGCCCTGGCGAAAGCGATTTGGATCTTGGCATTGGCATGGAAGACTTAGAAGCCGAAGGTAGTGGAGTAGCAGAACCCGGAGCCGAACTTGCTACAGAAGCACCTGCCCCGACTGCACCGCCAGCAGCGTAAATTCCACTTTTTACTAAGTAAGAGTATGAGATTTAACGACTTATTAGAAATCGAAGATGAAATTGAAACAGAAATCGATCCAGATGTGGCTTTTTATGGCGACATGCGCCGCAAGCGCTTAACGCTTGAGCACGTGAATCGTTTGAGAAAGCTACGTGATCTAAGAAAGTACGAAGAGTCTAAGCGACTGGATTTAGTTAAAAAAATGTACGCTAGACCAGCTCCAGTCTAATACTAATTTACATTTTCATCACACCATGGCGGTAAAAACACCTGTTTTACCGCCATTTCCGCTATATTCTCCTACGTCAATAGTAAGTAGTTATTGGTGCGGTATGTTCAAATAATATACCTTCCCCTTAGCGCAAGGAGAAATAAATGAGTAAATCAATCTTAGAACAAGCATTAGCTCACCTTCTTAACAAAGAAGAAGATCAAGCAAGTGCATTGTTACATGACTACTATGTAGGTATTGGCCGTAAAGTCTATGAGGACATTATGGCTGATGACATGGCCTTCGAAGACGAAGACACAACAGATTTAGACGGTGCAATCGACGAAGTCGAATCCGACTTAACAGAAGAAGGCGACGATGAATTTGCCCCTGAAATGGGCGCAGAAGAAGAGCCAGCAACAGCCGACTTAGAAGCTGAATTAAGCGATGAACAAGGAGCAGAAGCAGTTGATGCCGATGCAGGTGATGTTGCAGATGCAATGATGGACGTTGAGTCTGCATTGGCAAAATTAAAAGCAGAATTCGAACAAATGGTTTCTGGTGCTGACGAAGAAATGGACGATATGGAAGCTGAAGAAGAAATGCCAGAAAGCATTGAAGAATCAGCAGAATTAAGTGCAGTATCCAAGCCAGACAACAGCGACAAAGCAGACGAAAAACGCAGTCCAGTTGCAGGCAAAAACCCAATGGGCGCCCGCCCAGCAGTTAAATTTGGTGGCGGCAGTGAAGCAGGTGGCACAGCCCCTAAAGCACAAGACATGGGTGGTACAACTAAGCCAGCCCTCAGCAAAGTTTCAACTAAGGCTTAAACCATCATGAACATACAGCCACTACGCGAACATTTAAGTTTTGATCAAGCCAATTTGGTGCTTGAGTCAAAGGAGTCAGCCAGTGGCGGTAAAGATCTCTACATGAAGGGTATTTTTATTCAAGGGGCACAACAAAACCATAACGGTCGTGTTTACCCAGTTAATGAAATTAGCCGTGCTGTAGAGAGCATTAAGTCTCGACTAGAAAAAGGTTTCTCAGTACTAGGAGAAGCAGACCATCCAGATGATTTGCAAGTAAACATTGACCGAGTAAGTCATATGATTACTGACATGTGGATGGAAGGCGAAAACGGTTATGGTAAGTTAAAACTTATTCCAACCCCAATGGGAAACATTATTAAGACATTACTTGAAAGCGGTGTTAAATTAGGCGTTAGTAGCCGTGGATCCGGCAACGTAACTGAAAGCGGCAAAGTTTCTGACTTTGAAATCGTTACAGTCGACGTTGTTGCACAACCCAGCGCACCTGATGCTTATCCAACAGCAATTTATGAACGAGTAATGGGCAGTCGTAGACGTGCCGCTCTGATGGACGTGGCCTACGCGGCGACCTACGATAGGTCCGCACAAAAGCATCTCGAAGCAGAGATGCGTAGATTCATTCAGAATCTGAAATAAGTCTGAGGAAAAAACATGACACAATTTACAGAAATGTTAGGTTCAGTGGTTTTATCCGAAGAGGTGCGTGAGAACATCAACGCCGCTTGGGAAAAACACTTATCCGAAAGCCGTGAATCAGTTACAGCTGAGTTACGCGAAGAATTTGCTGGTCGTTATGAACACGATAAAAACCAGCTAATTGAAGCAATGGACAAGCTAATGCAAGATACAATCTCTGCAGGTGCTGCCGATTTAAAAACATTACGCGAAGAAGCTGCTGCCCAACGTGTAAAGTAT